CCTTCAGGAGAGGAAATGCCAGAAGAAGAGGGATATAATTATTCCATGATGTTAATACAAAAGTTCTCGCTATTACAGGAAGCTTCTGATAAATTACACAAATCTGGTTACTATAAGGAGTGGCCAGCGGGATACTATCAAGACGTTGTAGCATCCCGAGCAAAAACTTATAAACGAATATTCGGAGGTAGATATGCCAGGAAAGAAAAAATCAGCTAAAAAGAAAGCTGTAAAAAAATCAGCAAAGAAACGTATGGGCGGCGGAATGATGGGTCCTAAGAAAAAAAGAGCAGGCGGCGGAATGATGGGTCCTAAAAAGAAAATGGCCAAAGGTGGAGCTGTTAAAAAAGGAAAAAAGAAAGCTGTCAAAAAACGTGGCGGCGGAATGATGAAGAAGTAATAAATGCCAACTTATTCTTCTACAGCAGATTTTGATTTATCTATAGATGATATAGCAGAAGAAGCTTTTGAACGTTGCGGTTTACAAGTACGTAGTGGATACGATTTAAAAACCGCAAGACGTTCTCTTAATCTTCTATTAGCTGAATGGGCTAATAGAGGATTAAATCTTTGGACAATTCAAAAACAAGAAAAAACTTTACCTGCTACAACAACAGAATTATCAGGTACAAGTTTATTTGGTTCAGGAGCTAATTCAGCTCAACAAATTATAGATATTACTGATGTAGTGATTCGTGATTCAAGCAATAATGAATATTCAACGACATCAATAAGTCGTTCTACATATTTAAATTATACTGTTAAAACAACCAGCGGACGACCAACTCAATACTACTTTGAGCGTACGATAAACCCAAAACTATTTCTATATCCTGCAGCTGATACAACGTACACTCTAGTGTATTATGCTCTTGTGCGGATGAAGGATTCTGGGGCTTACACAAATAATGCTGAGATTCCTTTTCGTTTTCTTCCATGTTTAACCGCTGGATTAGCTTATTACATAGCTATGAAAAAATCACCAGATAGAATTCAATTATTAAAACAAATATATGAAGATGAATTTCAACGAGCAGCCGCACAAGACGGTGAAAGAACAAGTTTGTTTTTAACACCTAAAGTTTATTTACCGAGTGCTTAATGGGAAAATACGCATCTGGTAAATTTGCTCAACGCATATCAGATAGATCTGGTATGGCTTTCCCTTATAATGAGATGGTGCAAGAGTGGAATGGCTCATGGGTTCATTATAGTGAGTTTGAACCAAAACAACCTCAATTAGAACCTTTACCAAAAGTATCAGATCCTCAATCTTTAGAATATGCAAAACCACAAATAGCGAATTCAAGAGTTTTTGTTGGAGGTGCTACAGGACCTGTAAATGCTGGAAGAACAGTGGTTAAACCAACAACTGGAGATGCTGCTTACGATGGAGAAGGTTTTGGATTACAAGTAAATCAATTTCAAACATTAGATATGCCTGTTACAAACTTTTACGCAAATGGAGTATCTTATGCTTCTACACAAAAAAGCATGATGCCTTTAAGTGTACAACAACCAAATAAACCTACACAGTTGAATTCTGCCGTAGGTAATGTTACAGTGAGTGCGTCATGACCGATTATTCAGATTTAACAGATAATGTAAGAAATTACACAGAAACAAGCACAAATGTTCTTTCTAATGCTGTTATTCAACCTTTCATAGAATCAGTTGAAGATAAGATTAGAAGAACGGTAGACTTAAATTATTACAGAAAATATGACACTGCTACGTTAACAGTAAACAATCCTTTTTTACCACTTCCTGCTGATTGGGAAGCAACGAGATATGTACAATTAATAGATAGTGGTGATGATAGAACTTACTTGATACAAAAAGATATTTCGTTTATGAATGAATACGCACCCGATAGAACGTCTACTGGAGCCGCAACGCCTAAATATTATGCGATGTGGGACCAAGATACACACTATCTAGCGCCAACCCCGAACGCTGCATTAACTGTAGAGCTCGCATACACGTATAAGCCTCCTGGTTTAACAAGTACAAATACATCAACTTGGTTAAGTCAGAACGCTCCAAACGTGCTATTGTATGGTTGTATTTTAGAAGCACTTGGATACTTGAAAGGTCCAGCGGATATGATACAATACTACGATAAAATGTATAATCAGTCTGTACAATCTTTAGCCACGTATGAGATGGGGCGTGATCGTAGAGACGAATTTCGGGACGGCGTTATTCGTATCCCTCTCGAATCAAGGAACCCATAGGAGATTATTATGGCAATTACTCAAGCTGTATGCAACAGTTTTAAAGTGGAGATCCTGAAAGGCCTACATAACTTTACGGCAACGACAGGGAACGCTTTTAAACTAGCATTATACGACAACGAAGCAACATTAAGTAAATCAACAACTGCATTTCAACAAACTGACGAAGTAGGTGCATCAGGCACTTATGCTGAAGGTGGTGGTGCGTTAACATCTGTTACGCCAGCATTATCATCAGACACTGCTGTTTGTGACTTTGGCGATGTTTCATTCACAAGTGCAACTATTTCAGCGCAAGCTGCTGTTATTTATAATAGTTCAACTGTATCTGGCTTAACAACCAATGCATCCGTTTGTGTATTAGATTTCGGCGCTGTTAAATCTTCAACTTCAGGAACATTTACAATTACGTTTCCTGCTGCTGAAGCAACTGCTGCAATTCTAAGAATCGCATAGGAGATAAAACATGGCCTCTATCCAAGGATGGGGCCGAGAAACTTGGAACAGTGGTGCGTGGAACCAACAGGCACCTGTTTCTGTTACAGGTAATGGCCTCACGTCATCTCTGGGAACTGAGACAGTTGCGACTGATCAGAACATATCTGTAACTGGTATTGGTTTAACATCAACTGCTGGAACTCTTACTGCTGTTGGTATTGCTGAAGTAAATCCTTCGGGAACTTCTCTTACATTCAGTATTGGAACTGAGACAGTATCAACAGATCAGAACATATCTGTAACTGGTAATTCTCTTACTTCTTCTGTTGGAGATGAGTCACAATCAGTAACATCAACAACTGGTTGGAACCGTGATACAGATGTAAACACAGGGGCCTCTATTGGATGGGGTGATCAACAATGGAATGCGGTAGGTGGTTCATTTGCTCTTACAGGTCAAGCACTTACTACCTCTTTAGGAACAGAAACAGTTGCCACTGATCAAAATATATCTGTAACTGGAGTTTCAACAACTTCATCAATAGGAACTTTCTCAATATCAGGTGACTCACAGGTAACTGTTGTCGCTGCAAGTGAACCTCAACTTGATATTTCTTTAGGTACATCAGAAGCTGATCCAGAATTTGTTGTATTCCCATCAGGTAATGCAATGACATCTGCTGTTGGCACTGTTGGAACATCAATATTTGTTACTGGTCTTGGAACAACACTTTCTTTAGGAGATGAAACGCAAGAAACAAGCTATGAAGCACCTAGTGTTTCCCTTACATCAAGTATAGGAACTTTAAATATTCGCACAGATGTTAGCTTTACATTAACTGGCGTTTCTGCTACAAGTACAACTGGATCTCTGCAAGGGACTTTTTGGTCTGTTGTCGATGATTCTAACTCAGCCATAAGTTGGACAGAAGTTCATAAAGCTGCATAAAAGTTTTGACAAACTTAAAAATTATACTTAAAACTTTATTAGGAGATTAAATGAGTTCAACTTATTCAACAGGCTTACGAATAGAGCTACAAGCATCAGGAGCAAATTCAGGTACTTGGGGTACTATTACGAACAATAACTTTTCACAAGTTTTTGAATTTGCAATTGCAGGTGTCTATTCAAAAGCAATCACAACAGGGACTTCAACAACGCTAACAAACGGCGATGGTCCACAAACTCAAGCAAACAATGAAGCAAGACAAAACCAATTAATTTTTACAGGAACAGTTTCTACTACTCATACAATTCAATTCCCTGCTACTCAAAAAACAATGGGGATTTACAATAACATTTCTGGTGGCGCAGATATATCTGCAAGACTAGGTGCTTCGGGAAATACTGTAACGGTAACTAATGGTAAGTATAGATTATTAGCTACTGATGGAACTAATTGGTATGATATTTTTTCATTAGCTGGTTTAGGTGAAGCTTGGCAAATTAAAACTGGTAACTATACAGCATCTGATGGTGACAATCTTTTTGTTGATACATCTGGTGGTGCAGTAACAATAACTTTACCTTCTTCTCCTTCAATTGGTAATCAAGTAAAAATTATTGACGCAGAAGGAACTTTTGGTACAAACAATTGTACAGTAGGTCGTAACTCTCAAAAGATACAAGGAGCTACTTCTGATTTAACAATAAGCACTAACAGTGCGGGCATTGCTCTCGTTTATGTAAACGCAGACAATGGATGGAGGTTGAAATATAACGACTAATGGCTAACTTACAAGATATAGTAAACAGAAGTGAAGTAGG